ATACATGTTAAGGACTAATCCTATGGCTAAAGTAATTATTGAATTTGGGTATGACAAACATTTTGTGATGGAGGCAGACAAGGCTCTAACATTGTTAGACCTACTCAAAGATGCAGAAATGTATAAGGAGGTATACCGATCAAACGAAAGAGGTGGCAATACCTACCATATATTTCCGCAACAGAAGGAGTTGTGCAGTATGAAGGTGTTAAGTAACAACATGTATTCATTGGCGAAGTTAGCTGGCAAACCTGAGGAGAGTTAATCATGAGTATTTCATCTAGTGCAGTATTGGTAGAACTAAACATTAGTGTTTGGACTGCCAACAAGTTGGACAAGGGTGCAACCGATAGTGTGCTTGCAAGTAATAGTGCAAGCAAAGACTCAGCCCAAGTGCGTAAGAATCTAATGGCAGGAACGGACAAGCGTAAGAAGATATCTGACTACGCTGCTAAGGCTAGGCTCTACCACAATCAGACTACGCTATCGTGGTCAGACAAAGGTGCGAGGCTACTGCCTACTAGCCTATTCATGGACTACAAATCAAACATGAATGTGTATCAGCAGAACATGAACACCATGATCGAGGACTTCTATGCAAACTATGGAGACTTAATCGAGTTATCTAAACATCATATGGGCGACTTGTTCAACCCTTATGACTATCCAAGTATTGAGGAGTTGCGTAGCAAGTTTGGATTCCGTTTGGTATTCTCTCCGTTGCCCGAGGGTGGAGACTTCCGTCTTGATATACCCAAAGCAGACATGGACGAACTAGGTCAGCAGTATGAGTCAGCGTTTAATGACAGGCTCAAAGATGCTATGCGTGAACCATGGGAGAAATTGCATAAGACTCTTATCCATATCTCAGAAAAGCTAACCGATATAGATGGCGATGACGAGACCAAGAAGAGGTATCACGATACCCTGATTACCAATGCTCAGGAGTTGTGTGGCTTGCTTACGCATTTGAACGTAACGAAAGACCCATTGCTTGAGAATGCCCGCCGTTCCCTTGAACTAACAATGTTAGGGGTTGACATCGAGGCAATCAAGGAAAGCCCTGATGTGCGTAGTAGCGTAAAGGCTAAGGTCGACGACATTCTTAAGAAGTTTGATTGGTAAGGAGATAATTAAATGACATATGTAAACATTGAGTTGAAAGAGCATGACCGCTTTGGCGATGGAATCAAGAGGCAGTCCATGATTGACCCATTTCTCAAAGACCTAGTAGAGCAGTTGGCTTTGAAGTATCCGCAATGGACGTTTGTCGAAACTAGCGTTACTGCTATGGCAACAGACAAAGTTATTCATGCTCACCGCTTTGACATTAAAGACAAGCGAGAAGTCCTAGGTTCAATCGACAAGGACTACACTAGTGGTGGGTATCGGTATCGTATTGACAATCACCGCATTCAAGGCATGCGTGAACGTGGTTGTGGTATGAAAACGATTCACCTTAACAAAGCACTTAAGCATGTGGATAAGTTTTTTGGTAGAAAAAATGTGGACGAAAAGTTTAAAGAGGCTAAGGACAAAGTTAAAAGCACAATATATCAAATAGATAACGAAAAAGCGTGGGCATTAAAACATTCATGGAGTGCGTTAGAACAACAAGCACAAACTTTTATATATAGTAACTACGAAGAGTTTACTGCTAGTGTAATAACTCCAGGTGCTAGAGCAAGCGAAGCAATAAAAGAGTTACCTAGTAAACTTAATGAGCATAATGCAATGCAACATATAGATTCTATGTTTAAAAACAACAATGCTTTTATTGTGTTCATAGATGGAGTAAACTATTCTGTGCAAAAGGGCGAAGACCCTTTGGAAATAAAACAGAGTGATGAGTTGCCCGACTTTATTCGTAGGGCAGTAGGGCTACTTAAATTAGTTGAAGATAACCAAGTGATTAGTGATGTAGGTTTGCGTGTTAACGAAACTACTTTCTTGGTGTTACCTAACAATGTTAGTTAAGGAGGAAGTATGTTTAATAAGAAACGGCATGTATTTATAGTAGAAGATTTACCTAAACAAGAAAAGATAACATCTATGGCTTTAGATAGAGACTCAAGATTTAAATGGACTACTGGTGCTGACGTAATGAGAACATGGAAAAAGCACGGATTTGTTCCACCTACTGAGTATCGGGAAGATTATTTGTTCAAACTAAATCGTGAGGCTAATAAACCAAATGACTGAACTAATAAAAAGAGGCAGGGGCAAGGGGGTAAAGCCTGCAATGGTTTACCTACCTGTTCGCATCAGCCAAGAAGTAGCAGAGTTTTTCAATGCTTACCCTAACAAGAGTGCAAAGATTAGGGAAGTATTAGCTAATTATGTTCAACAAAACGGAGAAACAAATGAGAAAGAAACTCAGCAATAGCAGTAAAGTATTACGTTATATCAAGAAGAACCCAAAAGCAAAGGCTAAAGAAATAGCACAAGCAGTAGGAGTTCCAACTAGTAGCGTGTATCAGGTAGTCTACAAGGTGCGAAAGCAAATGCGTGAAGGTATGAACAAAGTGCCTATGACCGCCCTATCGCCTAAGCCTGCCGCACGTAAATATGCTAAGGGTATGAAAGTAATAGCAACCTATACGAGCAACAAAAGTATTTATAGCAAAGCCGATATGGTCAACCACCCACCGCATTACAAGGCAGGAGGTATTGAGACGATTGATTTTATCGAGGCTAAAAACTTAGGGTATAACCTAGGTAATGTAGTGAAGTATGTAAGTCGTGCCGATTTGAAAGGTAATAAGTTGGAAGACTTACAGAAAGCTAAATGGTATTTGGATCGGGCTATTAGTAATCTTAGCAAGACCTAACAATGTTAGGGGGCAGTTTGATTATAGATAGAACCTAGTAGCCTTGTAGATGCGAATGTTTTTATCCTCAGCTAGTTTGCCCCGATACTTTATGGCTAGCTGAATCCTTGTTAACTCTGAGGGTGGCAGAGAATCTACATCTCCACCCAATTTCTTCCTTGACAAAGTCCAACACCATGTTATTATGGTGGCATGGCACTAACTCCCGAAAAAAAAGTAAAAGATAAATGCGTCAAGCTACTTAAAGCTTACGACGTTTATTACTTCTTCCCTGCTACCCATGGTTATGGACGTAGCGGTGTGCCTGATATTATCTGTTGCATCACAGGAAAATTTGTAGCTATTGAGTGCAAGGCAGGCGACAATAAGCCTACTGCATTACAAGAAAAAGAAATGGCAGACATTCGTAAACAGGGTGGAATTGCCGTCGTAATAAATGAAAGCAACCTAACATTGTTAGAGAATTTGCTTAAAAAATTAACAGGGGCTAACAACGAGGGGGACACAGATGGCAGATGTTGAAATGAACAAAGGTGTTCAGATATTACTTGAACGCATGAGCAGTAACCCTGATGAGTTTATCCCTACCCTGCGAGATGGGTATCCTGCAAAATGGCGAGACATTCTCCTCTCTGTTGAAATGCGAACTAATGGGGGTAAGGACTACAAAGATCAGTTGTCATTCCTAAACGACAAAGAGATCAAAACCTTATGGGACAAGATGCAAAGTCTCCAAGGCGAGCTGTTTACTAAACGAGTCATGAATACTCTGCTACGAGATGCAGAAGATGGATTAGGTTATTCCGAAGTAGTAGCACTAATAGAAGCTAAAGCAAAACTAGCAGAACTATCATCGGGAAAACGACAAGTTACAGGCGGGCGCCCCAAAGGTAAATTTTGAAAATCTTTTGTTTAGACTTTGAGACTTACTACTCTCAAACCTTCTCCCTTAGCAAAATTACCACGGAAGAGTACGTCCGTAGCTCTGAGTTTGAAACCATCGGGGTAGCAGTGTGCGAACAAGCGGGCGCTCCTACTTGGTTTAGTGGTACTAAAGCAGATACAAAGAAGTTCTTAGATAGCTTTGAACTCGACAAGCATCTCGTGATAGCCCACAACGCTATGTTTGACATGGCTATTCTTAATTGGGAGTTTGGTATAAGACCCAAGGGCATTGCTGATACCTTATCTATGGCAAGAGCCATACATGGAACTGAGGTTGGCGGTAGCCTTGCCAAGCTAGCTGAACACTATGGACTAGGAGTAAAAGGTACAGAAGTCTTACAGGCACAAGGCAAGCGTCGGATTGACTTTAATGCACAGGATTTGGCACAGTACGGCGAGTATTGCAAAAACGACGTGGTGCTTACGATGGGTTTATTTGAGAAGCTAAGTGTAGGCTTTCCTCCTAGTGAGTTACGGCTTATCGACCTGACTATCCGTATGTTCTCCGAGCCTAGCCTATGGCTTGATGGCAATCTGCTACACGACCATTTGGGTGTAGTACGGCAGAGAAAAGAAAGTCTGCTAGCTAGCATCGAGAAAGAAAAAAAATTATTGATGAGCAATGACAAGTTTGCTGAGTTGCTCATAGCGCAAGGTATAGAACCCCCACGCAAGATTAGTGCTACGACAGGTAAAGAAGCATGGGCATTTGCTAAGACTGACGAAGGGTTCAAAGGATTACTTGAGCATGAAAATGAAGTGGTGCAAGCGTTAGCATCAGCGCGCTTAGGAGTGAAGTCAACCATTGAAGAAACAAGGACTGAACGTTTTATTGAGATAGCGCAGCGAGGCTTATTCCCCATACCACTACGCTACTATGCGGCTCATACGGGTCGTTGGGGCGGTGATGACAAGGTTAACCTGCAAAACTTACCACGAGGCTCAACTCTTAAAGACGCAATTATGGCTCCTCCCGGGCACGTCGTTGTGGACTCTGACTCTAGCCAAATAGAAGCAAGAACTCTAGCGTGGCTCGCTGAACAGAATGATTTAGTTGATGCGTTTGAAAGGGGCGAAGATGTATACCAAATCATGGCGTCGTCTATCTATAACAAGGCAACTAAAGAAATTAGCAAGGACGAAAGGTTCGTTGGCAAAACGACTATATTGGGGTGTGGCTACGGCATGGGGAGTACGAAATTCAAAACACAGCTCAAAACGTTTAATGTGGAGATCGAAGAAGAGGAAGCCACTCGTATTATTAAAGTCTACCGAGAAACTTATGATTGGATACCGCAACTATGGAATCAAGCAGGGAAAGCATTAGACGCAATTCTTAACAACCAAACTGCGCCATTAGGTAAAGCAGGAGTCCTCGAAGTAGAAGGCAGAAAAGGCATTCGCTTACCAAACGGATTGTATGTAAAGTACCCCAACCTACGTAAAATGCGGAACGAGCAGGGTAAGGACGAGTATGTGTACGACACCAGAAAGGGTAAAGCAGTTGTGCTTAACAGAATATATGGTGGGAAAGTTATTGAGAATGTTTGTCAAGCGTTAGCCCGAATTATTATCGGTGAGCAGATGCTACAAGTAGCTAAGAAATATAAAGTGGTAATGACTGTGCATGATGCGATTGCTTGCGTAATACCTAAGCAAGAAGCGGAAGCGGGTCAAGAGTATGTAGAAATGTGTATGAAGATGCGACCCAAGTGGGCACAAGACCTACCATTAAGTTGCGAGTCAGGAATGGGGAAAAGCTATGGCGAGTGCTATTAGTCACATACACGGGGAAGATAGGAACAAGCTATATCCAATTGCATCAATTGGGTTTACTGAAGACATTTATTCAAACGTTAAAAGTGCAATTGAAAATCCTGGAATAAAAAACAAACTACTTAGTGCGTTTACTGATTTTGTTAAGTTAGCACAACAAGGCAAATGCTTTGATGTTCATTTTGATGCGCATAAAGAAAAGTCACAAGAACTTATTGATTGCATACTTGAGCACCCCAAAATAATAGTTGAACGTGACTTTCTTGGTAGTCGTAGCCCAATCTATGACATAGCGGTTAGCGCAATTGAGTCGCTTGGAGAAATACGTCTTCCCTTTCCAAAAATAACAATAATAGGGGGAGAAAGAGTAAATAAAGATTTCCCCGATGAAACAAATGAATTTATAGTGCAAGACGGCTCAGTCAATCTTTTGTATTCTTTTTTTCTAACACAAGATCAAGATCGCATAATAATAAATGCTTTATTTAGTAAACCAAATGAAATAGGAAAAAGTTATTTTATAGCCCATTGTGTACTACATTTTGTAGAGGGTAGACTTAAAATGTCTAAACCGTTTGTCGCTCATAAATATAAATACGAGCTTGCGGAACCCGAAACCATGGACAACATGTCCTACCTTGCAATTATTGCTGTGTATATGTTAACCATAGCAGGTGGCGATATGTATGTATCTGCTCCTACCCCTGATGAAATTGCCGTTAATAAAAAACGAATGAACAAAGGTAAGAAGCCTTTGATTGAATTTAGATTAATTACTGTTGATGGTAAAAAGTCAGCGTTGCCGTCCATACCACATGGCACACACGCATCACCCCGACTACATTGGAGACGAGGTCATTGGCGGACTATGAAAAAGTCAGGTAAGAAAGTATGGATAGACCCAATGCTAGTGGGCGATGAAGAAAACGGCAAGATTATCAAAGACTATGCCGTTGGTAATTACAAAGAAAACAGGGCAGCTTAAAAATGATCGTCACAATACTTAATATGTTTGCATTATTCGTAGCTACCTGTGCGGTGGTAATATTTGCCGTGATCTTTGCCTTCTTCCTATTTATTATGTATGCCTGCATACACATTGGTTGGAGAGAGATCAAAGGAATATCAATGTCTGAATTATGGGAGAGGATTCAAAAATGAATAAACGTATACCAAGAAAGGCGGGGCAACCTGCTAAGTCAGACAAGCATAGCGACTTGTACACAGACGAAGACCCTAAAGGTACGATTACAG